AGATGAGTCTTCCTCTTATATTTTCTATTTCTCTTTCGGCATCATCGTAAATTTGTCTTCCATTCATTTCTAAACCACCTGGTAATTTAACTCCTTGGAACTTAATTAAATTTTGACCCCATTGTCTCTTAATTAATGCAGTTAAATATAACTTTAAGAAACTATCATTGTAAACTCCCTTAAATGAATCGGGATCTAAAATTCTATCGCATTGAATGACTAAAAATGTTCCAACTTCTTGCGCTTTCCAATCAATATCTAAATATAATCTATTTTGTCTCTTATTAAATCTTATTTGTTTATCTGTTGTTAATAAAAAATCTATATCTTCCAAATACCTTTTGGTCATTGAGTATTGTAAAAGGTTGACTGAATTAAAGTAATATAAATCATTTAAAAATAATTGATACTTGATACTAAACATCCCTCCAGAAATAGAACTTGAGTCAAATTTAAATATCTTATCAATTCCTACAACTGCGTCGGGGACTTGTATGAAGTTGGATGTTTCATAGAATTTAGATGTAACTGTGCCTAATCCACTCACTTCAGTTGAGTTACCAGTTGTGGTAACAATTCCAACTCCTGTTGTTCCTGCTGCACTACCACGATCTATATCTTCTTGAGTTAATTCATATTTAAGATACATTCTCTCAATACCATCAAAATGCCTTTCCCCAAACAGTTGGAGAGCATCATCGACTAAATCATCTGCCTGATCGTCATCCACGTTAATTTCCAATACTGGTGCACCTAATTTGCGAAAACAGTAATCAATTAATTCTTGTCTAGTGCTTGGTTTTGCCATCAGAATTCTCCTCCATCGATTAATCCAGCAGTCAGTAATCCACCAATATAAACACTCTTTGCGATACCTACACCACCTGCTATTTGCAGTGCTCCTGTTGTAGTAGAAAAAGATTGTGTAGTGTCATTAAGTGTAGAAATTCCAGTAGTAATTAAGAGACCATTAGTTTCGATTACTATACCTTTTCTGGCAGTAATAAGTCCAACTGAATCAATGCTTGTTACATCTTCATAAGTTAATGTTCCACCTATTGAAACATTTTTCTTAAATTCTACATCCTCTAGGAAGGTAGATAACCCTGAGATATTTAGAGATGTAGCATTTATTTCATCTAGAGTAATATCTTCATTAACAAAAAGATTACCACCAACATATAAATCACCACCAGTGGTTGTAATTCCTCCATTTGCAGATAGAGTTGTTAAACCAGTTATATTAAGAGATGAGGCATCTACCGATCCAACATTAATATTTGGGGTTCCTGATAAACTAAGTGCTGTATCAGCAATTCCAGTAAGAGGTCCTACAAATGATGTTGCAGTGATTATACCTGCACCAACATTTGCTAAAGTTGATATTCCTGATACACTAAGTTGAGTAACCGATGCAATACCACCAATAACATTAACGGCATTTTGTGTTGTAACGGATCCACCACCCGCACTGGATAGTATCTTTATCGCATCTGTTTGCCCAACTCTAACTTTAATTGGCATTATCGAGTGACTCCTTCTCTTAAGAGGACTGAACCCTCTACGACTCTTGTTTTTTCACCCCCTGCATTTGTTATCACAATATCATACACATATCGACCTGGTTTTGGTACATTAGATGCTGATGCTGATAGAGAAATAAGTAATTCTCCATCAGTTGCATTTAATATATTTGTTGTAAAATCATGTTTAGATGAACTACCAGCATGTTTTCTAAATTGAGCGGCGACTGTAAACCCATTCAAATTCAATGGTCCTGAATCATCAAATTCGACTAAACTAAAAGTTTGACTAAAATCTGATCCAGCATTAATCACTAAATTTGAAACATATACGGCTGCCATCTACTTAAAATAATATTTTCTAATTATATTTATGTCTTATCGTTGCCATCCACATAAATCTTAAGTAATGACTTAATTTCATCTAATTCATCTCTGAGTCTTTTAATTTCATCTTTTTGTTTTTTTCGAGATTCTAAGGATCTTACATATTGAGCATAACCTTGATCATCATTATTAATAATAGCATTTGTTTCAGGATCTCTGTATAAATGTGGGTGACCTTCTACTTTTATCATTTGATTGCAATAGTTCTTAATTCAGATATTCTTGGTGGACGAGCTTGATTAGTACCAGACATTACAATTTTAATTGTATATCCTATAAATTCAGGTAAACCATCTGCTGTAAATTCATACTCTTTAAATTGATTAAATGCACTTGGTGTAATCAAAGTATCAGGTCTACCATCATTCTTTGATTCATCAACCACTGCAAATCCAGATCCAGTAATTTCAGTAACATTTTTAAATCCAGGAAATAGTTCAAATGCTTGACTTATCCCTGCAGAATCAGGTCTTATCAAACTATATAAAACTCTGAAATCAGATGATTCTGGTCTAACGGCACTTAATATGACTTTTAATGAATTTGCAGGATTTTTTAACCTAACAGTATTTGATATGTAAATTGCTGCATGAGGATCATCAAATATTGAATCTACACGATTATCTGCATCATAATTTTCTAATCCAATTGGACTATTTAATCTATGATTTATAAATTCAGTTTCTGAACCACTACTTAATCTAATTATTGGTGATAAATTTTCATCACTTGAATTCAAGTTAATTGTAGTTGTAAATGATTTATTAGATGGTAAATTTGATAGATATTGATCTTCATTTACTTTAGATGCAACTAATTTTACATTATCGAGTGCATTATATGCATTAAGTTGGACTCTCTGAAAACCGTCATCAACGAATGAAGTTTCAGATCCATCAACACTAGTTCCTGATACCCCTCTAATTGATGCCTCTACGGTTGTTGTAGACCCATCTGCACCTGAAGGAGTCAATACATCATACCTTGGAATTAAAGCACCATACAAGATGTTTTGTGATGCTTTTACGTCTGACCCTCCAACTAAAGATTGACTGTTAAATGATAATTGAGGTGCACCAAGACTCTCTCCAGATGATGAAGATCTATCTTTTCCGTTAGTAGATCTATCAAATGAAATATGATAATCATCAAGGTTTGGTGATGGTGAAAGTGCAATATTTTGTGTTACTTCAAGTCTCCTAATTGAAACACCACTTAGTTCATGTTTTCTTACAGAAGTTCCAATTCTATGAGTTGTTGATAGAGTATTGTCAACACCTCTTCCACTTGTTGCGATGGTTAAGGTTCCACCATCACCAGATCCAGATACTACTCCAGAGTATCCAATAATTTCATTTCCAATTTTAACATATCCAGTATTTGTAGCATTTACAGGTATTCCCTCAAAATTGTAAAATTGACTAGTTGATGCCACACTAATCACATTTGTTTCTGTCCTTGATAAATCTGCATTAAGTGTAGTTGGTTCAACATTAGACTCAATATCTTTAATAGAAACTTTATTTACGGTAGAATACATGCCATGATTAAAATGACTTATTTTTGCAACATTACCTGTATTGACTCCACCATCAAAATCTCTTGATAAAATTTGTCCTGCTATTGTTCCTGTAGCTGTTGTTGTATCAGTATCTGTAAAATATGTAACTGCTATACCCACATTTGGAGCAAATGATGCATCATTAGATTGGATATTTGTCAAGAATAAAGTATCAATTCCACCCGTGCTTCCAATACTAATTCGAGCACCTTCACCCTGACCACCTTTAGTACCAACTTGTGATGTAACAATACCTACCACATCTCCTATTTGATATCCATTTCCACTTTCAGCAACAGTCACACCAGTGATGGCACCTGTGCCGCTTATGTTTACCTTTAAACCAGAACCTTCACCTGTTATTGCAAAAGTTTCGACAGAATTAGTTGCTACATAATTTGTTCCACCAAGACCATCAATTATACTTGCGGATGCTACAGGTGCACCTGTGCCAACTATAACAGCAGTGCTTGTAGGGAAAGTAGCACTTACCTTTCTACCTGGAACTAAAGCCTGAATAACAGTTGTTGATGTGGTTGTATCAATACCTATCTTTCCAGTTTTAGGGAAAGTTTCTATTGGATTACTTAATAGGGTAGGTACATATCCATTACTGTCACTTAGTTTAGGATTATTAAAGAATGCAGTTCCTGATTGTGAAGTAAATTTAGCTTTATATAATTTAAATGTCATATCCATAGTCTGATCTTCAGTCCAAAGAGCACCGTTTTGAGATTTAAATATCGAACCCATGGCATATTGTGTACCATAAATTAAAGATGCTCCAGAGTCTGCTTCTTGAATAGTGCTTGCATTTACTGCAACTCCACCATGTCTTCCAGTCCAAACATTATATTCAGTACTCTGAGGTGCTACCAAAACAAATGCGTATGATTCACCTGGTGCCAAATATATTGGTTCTGGGAATGTAAACTTAGTTGGTTTACTTGCAGAATCAGGATCAAACTCAATTAAAGTAACTTCATTTCCACTTGAATCAGTTCCTCTTGGTCTTAATGTTTTACTTCTACCTATTAATTCTCTAGATGGTCTAGCATCACCAGTTACACTTCTAACTTCACATGTTATTGGTGAATTTGTAGTGGTATCAACTGAAGCAAAGTAAACTTCTACGGAAGTTATAAAGGCACCATTTAAATCTTTGTTAGCACCCACAGCACTTGGTGAATTTACATTGCCACCAACAACAAAAGTTTGTGCTAATGGATCATAATATTGTACCGTTTCTATAAGAGCAAGATTTCCTGAAACATCTCCAGTAACATTAACTGTATTGGTGTTTGTTTCGATAGTAAGTGTTTCTTGCCATTCTTCAAATGTTCCAATGGCATCATATCTTGTTTCTGCAGCAATAACACCAAATTTTTCAGCTGGTTGTACATTTTCATTTGTAGAACTTGATGTTAACTTAAAGTCTTTCGAACCTGCTTGTATTCTAACACTTGGTGTGGGTTGTGCTAATGGATCACGAAGAAAACATGATCCAAGTAAATCACCAAAATCGTCAGTTACAAGTCTTATTTGTTTTACATACGCTTCTGCTCCACTTTGACTTCCAACCAATTTTGCATTTTTCCTTAAGTATCCAGAAAAATCCCCTTGTGCCTCTTCAGCTAATGATTTTATATCAATGTTTAAAATATCTATTGATGGTGTATAAGAAGTGGGTATATCTAATAATCCAGTATTTTTGGTATATGGATTTTTCAAGTATGTTTCACTTGGAGATGAGATTGATCCTGATTTGTGATCTGGTCGGCAAACTTTAAATGACATGATTTCTTTTCCACCAAAGTAAGCTCTCACAGTTTCTCCAACCCTAAAAGAACCATTTGAACCATTCTCAGTGCCATTTGGTTCTTTAACTATTTCTAATAATTTGGGAATAATATCAAATATTTTTTGACCATCAATGAATAAGTACATTCTTAAATGAGCTGCAAATCCACTAGACACAAATGATATATTTCTAGATCTCATAAAATCTTCGGCACCAGAAGATACTAGATTATTTCGAACAGTAGTATCAGCGTTACTAATCTGAATAGTTTCATTTATGACATTTGTAGCAGCAACTTCACCTTGGAAAATAGTTCTCTGCCTTCTCGTTCCTGCATTTCCAGGATTTGCTACTCTTCTGACTCCTGCATCAAATGTTAATGGATTTTCAGCAGATCCCAAATTAACATCTAAATTAACATTTGATACTGTTCCATTTGTTCCTTCTTGTCGTATAATTTGTGTTGGTTCAATTTGTCTTGTTCTTGTCCAAACATCAGATCTAGGATCTAATTCAATAGTTCCACTAAAAACAGGAATTTCATATGGGTTAACATTCATAGTATCATTAACCCCATCAGTCCTTGTGGCATAAGGTTGTGTTATCCACTCAACCTCTTCATAATTTAATGTTATAACATCACCAGTTTTTTTAATATTTGAGTCAAATAAATCAAAATCAGTATTAAAATCTAATTGAGAAACATCAATTGATGCTGCTGGTGTAATTTGAGATGCAAGAGTATCTCTACTTCTAAATGGTATTAGTTCTCCAGCATTTGGATTAATTTGAGTTGATGATAAATTACGGTTTATAAAATTATAATTATCAAATGGATCGACAAAAAATCCTGTTTTAAATCTGTTTCTTCCTTCTTCATCCAGAACTTGCAATGTTTGAGCAGCTGTTTCCAACAAAGTTAAAGTAGTAACTTCCTCTAAATTTTTAACTCTATCATCAATATCACCAATATCCCTCATCGTATATCTTCGATTATCAGTTAATGCTAGTGTTGCATCTTGAGGATTATATAAGTAAGGTGGTAATGCTATAGTAGCTAATTCCATTAGTTCACCAGATTTTACTGGTGGTCTTGGATTCATAGAAGATATACCTTTTTCGTATATAAATTTACCAAATTTATTGATGTAAAGTTTATCAATTCTAGCTAGATAATTTTCATAACTAAGGATAGAAGATTCATTCGGTGCCAAATATCTCAAAATTGATGTTCCACTAAAATCTCTCTGAGAAAATTGGAAAGGTGATCCAGTATCTGTAGCAACAATATATTCAGATACTCTTGGTCTAAAATCTAAAGTATCAGAAGCTCTTATACTATTAGCACCAATACTTGGAATATCATTAGAAAATCTATCTTGATCATAACTATTGACAGTGAATACATCACCAGCATCTGATGAAACTGAATAAAAATCAAATACCACTAATAACTGACCTTGTGGTTCTGGCACATTTTTGCCTCTTACAAGTCTTGAATAATCATAGAATTCATCTTTTTGTCCTTTATCTAAAGTGAATGAATTTGTAATATTTTTATATTTTCCAAGTTCTATAGACTGAATATTTGTTTTTATATTTGATTCATCAAATTCAACACCATCAGCAGGACTAAATGTTCCACCTGAAATATAAACTATCTCAACAGTGTTTACATTTTTAGAAACAACTCTCGCAATTACTTGATAATCATCAGATACAATATTTTCACCAACAATTACATTATCAGATACATTAATGGAACTTGGAAATACTAATTTATCTAATACTGGTGCGGATGTATTTGTAGATTCGTAAACTGCTAAAAATTTAACAACATCAGGAAGATTTAATGAAATCTCTTCGTCCTGAACTCTTAATCCATATCTAGAATCAAATGTAAGACCATCTGAAATGGCAGATACTCCAGTTCCAACTGCAATATCTCCTGATATTGATTTTCTTGATTTGTCTATGATTAACTTTCTACTTCTTGTATATTCTTTTATCTTTGATCTTATTTTTGTTTTTGTAAGAGTTACATTAACATCAGCGTTTAAACTTGCTTGAGACAATCCTGTTAATTGAATCTGAGAACCATTACTTTGATACGCAAATCTACCATTTGATAAAGATTCTGGTTCCCCAGTAGAATTATTAAATATTGAATATCTTTCCTGATCAAAGGTGTCAAATACTACATTATCTATGGCACTAAAATCACCTGATGTGGTAAGAGTTATTACATTTGAAGATGCAGTTTTAGATGCCTGAGATGTTATCTTTATTGTTGAATCTGATAAATCTACATTTGATACGTTTGGCATATCAAATGGAGCATATAATTGACCTGTGCCTGTTACAAGTGGTGCAGCAGCAAACATTTGCACTGTCGTGCCATTTGTATTTAATAGAGATCCATCACGCACTCCAGCAACGTCTTGACAGGTACCTAACCCTACTGCTTTACCATTAACACCTACTTCTGTGACTCTGTTAAAAGCAAATTCTCCTGTTGGTTTAAGATATACAAGAGTAGCTCCTGGTCTGAGACGACTAAAATCACCTTCTACTGCAGTGGCTGTTGCACCGCTATTAGATATTATGACATTAGTTACACCATTTGGCAATCTAAATCTATTTGATATGGCATCTGCTCTAAATTTTGATCCACCATCAACAGATTTGATACTTTGAGTTGAATATGCTGTTATAAGACCAACAGTTCTTGGAAAATCTACACCATTAATTTGTATCTGCTCACCTCTTACAAAAGATCCTGATGTTTGATTTACAGTAACTATACCTGCTGCTCCACCATCACCAGCATAAACTGCAAATCCACTTGCTCCACTACTCTTTCCTTTAACAAAAGAACCTAAAGGTAATTCCGAAGCACTTATTGGTTGATTTAAAGTTAAATTAGTATTTGTTTGTATATCAAATAATCTTAATTCCCAAGGTGTGGCATTATTTGTGTATGGCGCATCTTCTAAATTAAACGAATATACTCTCGCACTACCTATATTTTCACCTGTTGGAACACCACCAACTAAAAAATTATCAAACAATTTAATTGTAGTTCCTGGTGCAACCGAACCAGCCACAACATTGTTTACTCTTAGAATATTACCCATCTCAAATCCAACACCAACATCAGTACTAACACCAACCTCTCTTGATTTATCAACATCTACAATAGTAGTTCCTGTGCTCTCTACATTATATCCTCTCACATATGCCTGACCAGCACTGACTTTTACACACATTAAATCATCAGATGGTTCATTTCCCTGATCGGTAGTTTCATCTTTAAAAAATAATCCACTATTACCTTGACCATTATTTAAAGAGTTGAATAAACCAATTTTATATGGATCTACACTATAATCACCAGACTCCTCATAAGTTCTTTCTGCTACCCAATCTCTAATTTTATTATAATCACTTTTAGACTGCATTACCTTTATCTTACCTTCATCAATTCTCATAAGTTCGATAAAATCTGTATCGTTCTTATCAGTTAATAATTTTTTACTTAAAACTAAATCAATTTTTAATCTATCAGCACCAGGTGCTGCATAGTTAGTAAATCCTTTTGCATTATCATATAAAGTATTATCTTCTTTTGCATTTACTATCAACTCATTTATTTGTAATCCGACTCGATATGATGGATCATTGCTATAATGGTCTAATATTATAGTTTGATCTGATACATTTACAAAAAATCCTCTTACAAAATAAACACCCTGAGAAACAAAAGCTGCAGATCCAATTGCAGTTGCATCTGCATCTAGTAGAGATGCGAGAGGTGTATTTGCATTAATTGTTGTATTTCCATAAACCACCGATTCATCAGAACTTATTGTTTCACCATCAGTAAAAGAATTAAACTCAGAATTTTTGTCAGCACTTAAATAATTTACATATAAAGTAACATCTTTTACATTAACCCCGTCTGGAAGAGCAATAAATTTAACAATAGCCTCAATTCCAGAATCATTACCTATTATTTTTTTACCTAAGTAATTTTGAATATAAATTGATATATCAACATTAAAATTTGTAGATTTTAATTTGACTGCACTAAATTGATTATCAAAAGCAGTTCCACCAGGTATGACAACGGATCCTTCTTTAAATATATGATCACCAAATTTTTCTACTTGATTCTGTAATATGGATTGTTGTGATGTTAATTCTCTTGCCTGTACTGGAAATCCAGGTTTGTATAAAACTTTATGAAAGTTTTTTGAACTATCATAGTCATCGTAATATGGACTTGAATTTAAATTAATTTTTTGGGTCATTTTCCTTAGAATTCCAGAATGATTTTAACATCTTCTTTTTGTCTGATGTTCCGAGTAACTTCTTTTCGATTATCGATATAAATTACATCACCAGTCTTTTTATTTATTTCAGAACCAGCAAGTCCATTTGTGAACTGAACACCTAAATTTATCAATTTATTATTAATAGTTGTGGTTATTCCACTAAAAGTACTCATTGGTGATCCTAAATCATTACTTCCTTCAAATATGTTACCAGTAGAACTAAATGATAATACTTTAGCCTCGGTTGATGAAGTAGGATAATCAGTGGGATCTTTCTTTAATGGAGTTGTAGAATAATTTAAACTTCGATCCTGAATATATTTTAAAACAAAGGTTTCAGAATCATAAGAAGCAACAATACCTCTCGCAGTTCCACCAGTTACACTTTGTGTTATTGTACTTCCTACTATAACATCTTTTACTGAATCTGCTATATCACCACTTAGTTTAATAGCAGACAATGATGAAAATTGTGATGTAGTTATTATTCCTGTATTGTTTGTTCCATTTGGATTTTTTATTATACCAACTTGACCAAAATGTGTGTCTGATGGAAAATCCTTTGTTGAATCGTCAAAACGAGAGTAAACTAAAACCTTATCAGCACCAAGTTCAGTGTAAATATCAAATCCATGTCCTTTTGACGGTGGTATGATTGGTATCAAAGTTGCTCTGTTATCTGCAACCACATCAGAATTACCTATATTTTTAAGGTCAACAATACCATAAGTATATCCTGAACCTCCTGCAGTAACAACTGTATCAATGATCTTTCCTCCTGATACGGTTACTAATACTTGTGCTCCAGTACCATCTCCTAAAATATCACAAACTTTTTGACCATCTGTGTAAGTGCTTCCAGGATTTTCAATATAAACTTTTCTAATTTGATTTTTATTTATATCTGAGTCTCCATTTTCTCTCACTGCTTGTATTTGAGAATCAGTCGATGTAGACCAATCGTTTGGTAAAACAATATACTCTATTGAATCAAATTTTACAACGTCACTAGGTGCCACTGTAAAAAGGTATTTCCACAAATAACCATCATTACTTGTTCCAGCAGCTGCTGGTTCTAAATCTGTAAATGTTGGTTCATCCTTACTACCGTTTCCTTTTGCATCATTTAATGTTGGATCTCCAAATCCTCCATTATCTAAACAAATATAAACCTTAAATTCTGATGTGATTACATAATAATTCGTTCTATATAAACTTCCACTTTGAGAATTAGGTGCTTTATTTTCATCACCATCCTTTATTCGGTAATCATGACGATACATATCGTATCTGGTATTGGCTGCCCAAGTATGTTTTTTTACAACTCTTCTAACATTTGATGCATTTATTTTTTTACCAAATAATGAGGTATCTCTGTAATGAGTTAGGTATTGTTGATTATCAGTTGGATCTGGAACATTATTATTCCAAGAAGTAGTTCTTCCAAATCCAGCAACACCATCTTTTCCTGCAGGATTTGGTAATCCTAAAAATACATAATAAGAATTACTTTCATTTAATACTGAGTCTACAAAATTACCCGCATTCGTTATTCTAAATTGATCTGTTACTATTGCTGGCATATTATTAGTTTTTTAGATATTTATACAAGATTTTTAAAAATGGTGATAATACATATTTATGATGGTGATAATCCACCAGATTGTTCTAGTGTTCTTGGTCCACCACTTCTCTTTAAAGTTGGGAATGTAGATATTCCAAGTGCTGTGGATAATCCAACACTTAAACCAGTAACTCCTATAGATATTGGATTTTCTCCTCGTGTAAAACTAGTAATTAATCCAACTGAGTATTTACCTATTGCAGTTGACCCTGCCAAATCCAAACCAGTTATTGTGCTATCTGATTTTATGTAACTTGTAATTAAACCAACATTTCCATCTAATTTGCATTTGGCAGCAACCATATAAACATTATCTATGAAAGATGTTCCAATTCCCACAACATCACTATCATTTTTACTTAGATTGATAGATGTCAATCCCGAACCAACTTGAGTATCAAAAATATAAATTGGAGTACCAACATCTATTGGACTTTCAGTATCAAAATTATCAAAATCATCACGTTTAAGAGTAAACTCAAGTGCTAACTGACTAGGACTACCAAATAATGTGGTTCCGATACCTGTGACAACTCCACAATTATTTTTCACCACTATAGAAATTCCAACATCAGTGCTTAGATTTTCAGTCCTCTCTGGTAAATTAAATGGACTACTTATTAAAACTTGAGGTGCTATAGTGTATCCTAAACCAGGATTTACAACTTCTATTTTAGTGATGGCACCACTTGCATTAATTGTTGCTGTTGCTGTTGCTGTTGTACCAACACCAACTATTGTATTATCTTCTTGTTTAAGAATGGTGGGTGGTGCTGATATCTCAACAGTGGGATTAGTTGTATATCCAAAACCAAAATTAGAAATATTAAATCCTGTTACAGTTCCACCTGCAGAGATAGTAGCAGTTGCTTTTGCATTTGCAAAAGTATCCTTAACTGGATCAATAATCTGCAAATTCAATGATGAAGTGGATGGTTCATAATTAAATAGATCTGCATTATCAACAAAAAATCCAGTGTTTGCTAATGTAACATCAGAAATGATTTTTGCTGTAGGAGAAATCCTTGGTTCTATACTCTCTCTTTTTTTAGATACCACTAATTGATTAATTACTTTATCTTCTTTTTGTTTTATTAAATTTAAAGGTCTTGATTTATCACTATTAATGCCAACTCCCCTATAAGGATTTGTTTCTAATGTTTGTGAGGTATTGAGATTAAAGACCGTTCTTTGATCTTGCTTTTCAACTCCAGAACCTGATTGCAACTGTATTGTATCACCAACCTCAATAGTCAATGATTCTGCAAAATTTCCTATAGAATCTTCACCTGCGGTTCCTTTATAGAATAGTATACTTATATCATCAGCATCATCTGATAATGATGATGTACTACCTAGTGGTGGTTCAGAAAAACTAATAGTGTTTCCTCCGATTATGGTGTATGCATCAACTGGTTCCTGAATTACACCATTTACAATCACTAAAAATACATCTTCAATTCTAAAATTCTTATTAGTTGTATTTTTATCTAATTCTACACTAACTAATTGATTAGTAACTTTTAAAGGAAAAGCAGTTCGTGATCCATTTTGTAAATTTTTAATAGAATCAATATAATCAAAATCACCAAACTGCCACAATGCAAAACTATCATTGTAAACTTTATCGATAGTTATTCTAGATCTTTCATCCAATTGACTTAATTCTTTAGATGTTACTAACCCTACAGGTTCTACCACATCACCCTTTTTAAATCCAAATCCAGAATTAACTACCTCATATTCAGAAACCTCGAATAAAGTTGATCCTATACCAGTTACTGGTTTCACTATTGCAGTAACTCTTAGATCAGTTCCTGTTTCTGTTGTTGGTCCCTCTCCGACTCTAGAAATACCTTTAACTGATAAATTAGAGTATGATGGTTGTGAAACAAATATTTGAGGATCTTTGTAATTTTCTCCTCCATCAACTATATTAAATATTGCTGTTCCACCAACTCCTGCGGTTGCTGATACTACTGCTCCACTCCCTACATTTTTATAGACATTTACTGAGAATAAATCATCACTTAATACGGTTACGTCTGTCGCAATACCAGAAACTGGATCAGTTGTTCTTGGATATGGATGAACTGTCCTGAAATTGTCCTTTGAGCATGAGAAGAAAAGACTACTATCTACAATAGTTATCTTACTTGAATTTGTTAGGTTATGATTAGCAACAGATAATTTTAATACACCTGTAACAGGATCATAATCTGCATCAGTAGGTGTTAAACTTCCACCTCCACCAAAAATTGTTAACGCATTATCATTTGCAGAAATAAAACGATGTTTATATCCAGGATCTTGTACAGTAACTCCAATAGATACAATATCATTATATCCAGATCCAAAAGTTAAGTCTGGATAAAATGGGTATGCATTACCACCTGAAACGTAAGTGTGTGAATCTACCGTGCTTTTACCAATGGATACGCTAAAAATATTTGTAGCTGCTATCGATACAACTTCGATAGAGTTTGTCCTTATAAAAGTTATTGGTGGATTAAAGGTTATATTATTAAGTAAGACAAAATCAGAACCACCACGGTAGAATGGATGCTCATTATCAGTTGTAATTTTCATTACTCCAGTGGTGTTATCATATTCTGCATTATTGATAACTAAATCTGAAGCACTATATGCAACTCCAACTATAGAGGCAATTGTTCCTCCAGCTCCAATTATAGGTTTAACTCTTGCACCTTTTAATGGTGCATAACCTAATCCATTTACAGTATTACCTATTGATATTGGAACTCCACCCCTTGGTAATTCGTTAGTGTTAATATTATTTGATATGAAAGGATTTCCATTTTCAGATGTAATTCCTGTAAATATAACTGTTGTTACACCAGAAGCACCAGTCCCACTTTCTACTATCTTAAAGTTTTTATTAGGATTAAATTCAGTTGAAGGAGATTGGAATATTCCATTAATAAATAAAATTCCACTTCCACCTGTTGTCCCCAAACCAACTGTGTTTGCTCCACCTACTTTTAAAACAAAATCTGATTTAATTCCAGTAAATTGATCTGATATGTCATCAAACACTAAGTTAGTATCATAATTATTTCTAAGATAGACTCTACCTGAGAATTTGGATACTGGAGATGGTAAATCATTTATAGTTCTAGGATTATTAACATTCCCTCTTGGTGCCTTAGTAAAGAATAAATCTCTACCATTGATGTGATAAGATCCCTTAAATCTTGTGACAGTAGTTCCATCAGCATGTGTTGTCGCTGAAGATCCAACAAAAGAACGATTTACCTGAATTGTATTAAATGTTCCCAAACCACTAACAGCAGCACCACCAGTTGTACCAAGTCCAACATTAATAACCTCAACAAATTCATCTTCAATTTTTAATATATCGGAGGATGCGATAGTAGTAATACCACTTAAATGGATTATGTCAGTTGCAATCCCTACCTCTGCATTTAAATTACTATCTAAAGTATGAGTAACATCAGTTCTTATTAAAGGATATTGTACAACATCATCAAGTATAATTAAAGATTTTTCATTTGCTTTTAACATGTCAAATTGATGAGCATTTCCCTCTCCTACACTTGTAAATGTAACAGCTGTTCCTGATTTAGTTGTAGATATTGAGAATGAATTTTCATCATTTACTATTGCAAATACTGGTGAAGTCAAAGATCCTATTCCACCTGAAACACCTTTGTATTGCATAGCAGTTGATCCTACACCAACAAAAGTAGATTTGGGTGTGTAAATTAATTCTTCATTGTTTCTGAAGAAATGATTTTCTAATGTGAATAAACCAGTTGATAAATTTAAATCTGATGAGGAATTTGGATTAAATCTTTTTCCATATAATGGGATAGAATTAACTTTAGGAGTGAATTTAGTTCTAAATGCCCTATTTCCAGTTACAGAATTATAAAATTTTATACTATTGCTTTCGGTTATGGTACCATAAGTTAAATCCTCTGGAATATTTTCTTCATCAACTAGAGTATAAAAACAATGATTCAGTGCTACTACTGTTGATATTCCAGTAGTTTTATCTGGATAAAACTCTATTTTAAAACTTGATCCTGATAATGATGCACCAAATGTACCTAATCCAACAGAGGGATCATACTCCGAATTATAATCTTTAGTGACTGATAGTGATCCTGCTTGATGAGCATATGCGTTTGTACCATCGTGTATGAATAAAGCTTCATGAACAGCTTTTGATGAACCTATGCTCACTTCTGCAACTGTTTTAACAGCATTAATAAGATTAGAATCTAAGTATTGGAGAGTGGATACACCAACATTACTTGTTGACATACCTGCATAGAATGAAGTTCTCTCTGACCCATCTTCTTGCCCTTCAGTTTTAAATCTGTACTCATCATTTGCTGTTCCAGTATCACCAAATACCACCACTTTAGATTTTATATTTAAAGAATTTGAGTATTGATTATCAAAACTTAAAATTAAATTTCCTGATGATACACTAGATGTAATAATTCCTAAAGACTCTAGTGATATATTTTTATTTTCTCCACTAAAGTATGATTGTGTGAGAAAACTATCTGAATCATTGTGTGTGACAAAACTCTCAATCAAATTCATTTTATTAGAGAAAATATCATAAACAAATACAGTAGCGTAAAGAGAATCAAAACTACTAATTGGTACCGTAATAATATCAGTTGTAATACCTGTTAAAGATATTTTATTTCTGGAACTTAAATTTATAGGACCTATAGAAGATGTTCCAACACCAACTAAATTAGTGTTAAATTCAGTCTTAAATATTTTTAAATCATAATCACTTTCATTACCAGGAATTGGATCTATTACTGGTGAAAATCTCAAAGTGTTTCTACCTGTATTCAGGTTATTATGGAGTTTATAATCAACAATTATATCATCTGCCGTATTAAATCCATCATCAGAGTTAATTAAATTCCCTTTTTTTACTAAAATATTTTCACTACCATTACTTATAACCATTAAGTCAGAAATTTCGATTCTATCTGCTGGATTACTAGTTGTAACTACCAATAAGTTATTAAAAAATTGAACTCCAGCAGTTTCATTAAACTCTATTAGATCAATAAACGAATCTACACCTTCTTCTAAATTACTAAATGAAGGTGATAAATCATCCATTGTTAAAACATCATTTGTTTTGCAACTTATAAAATCTGATAATCTGATATTATCAAATGTTATTTTTCTAGCAGTGTTGCCTATGATATCGGTATCACGAACTGTATCAATATTTTTTATTTCATCAACCCTCTTCTCTTCAATTATATCACGTATCAACACTAGTTTATTTTCACTCAATTCAGTTCCCACTCCCGATTTTGCAGACGAACTAATTCCTAAATCTGCAAAATTTTTCATACCACTAGTATGAACTAAATTATTAACGGATGATTTAAAAGTATCCCATTCAATCGAACTTTGAATTGAGTAAGACATGTTTTGATAATAATCATTATCAGGCACAACTTGGAAATCTTCATTTAATTTACCTATACTATCATTCCATCCAAGATCTTTTAAAATAGAAAAGTCTGTTTTTAATCTCAATTTGTTTTCGGATATATTACTTATTTCAGCTTCACTTCCAGTTATTTCTCCTTTAATTATATCTCCTACATTTAAGTCAAGAGCACCAAATATTTTCAATTTTCCTGTATCTATATCAACAATTTCTAAATTAGTTTTTTTATCATTTACTGATATAAATTCTCCCTTTTTAAAGGTAGTTTGTTCCAGTATAATGCCAAATTCAGGATAATCAGATTCATTAATTATATTTGCAAATTTTTGAAGATCACTTGATTCACTTAATCCAGTTTTTACCTCACCACCAAATTCAGATAAATCAATTGTTACTTGACCTTTAGAATTAACATAACTAAAATCAGTAACCTTTAACAAATTAAATCCATAATCAGATGAATTAAAACCAGATCCATCAGAACTTATTTTTTCTATACCCTCAATAAATACCCTATCACCTTCTGCAAAAGGAGGGGTGGAGAATTGTGCGTTAGGAGTTGCTATTCTGCAGGTAAAAATACCTGAATTATTTGATAATACTCTATCTATAGTAATACCATTTGTATTATTAGTAGTCCTTATTGTCACAGGATTAGCAGGTAATCCCACAGGTGATTCGACTACATTTACTGATAAAATACTATTCTCCAACATCACTGGTTCTAAAAATCCACTTTCTATCTGTAAACCTGTATCCGTATTAACAATAATTACGTTAGGTGCCTCAATAAAATTGGAACCACCATTTACCACAGTGACAATACCTATTGTTGCTGAATTTATTATATCTACACTCGACGCAATTAAACTTTCAGGTCTTAATGTATTATCTGAAGAATATTCAAATCCCTCATTCAAGACTCTAATTTTATCAATATTACCTATATCACTAGATTTGGTTTTAATAACCGCACCAACACCTAAAGAACTAGAACCAACACCAATAAATTTTGGAAGTTTTTTATAACCTGTGCCACCAGAGAGTATATTAATCGAATTTATAGAACCTGTTGTTGTTTTGGATGTTGTACTGTACTTCAATACATCACATTCGGATGGCAAATATGATAATTTTTCTGGATTTTTTTCTAAGAATATACTAAAAGTCTTAATACCAACTTTAGTAATCGAATAATCTCCATTATAATTACTATCAATATATTCTATTTTAGAATAATTTTGCACACTACTATCAACTGTACTAATTGTTCCAGATTTCTCTAAATTATAGTATAAAATATCAGGTAAACTAGTTGTATAACCCACTGTTAATGTTGATCCAAGTGATACTACATTAAACACAGTCGATATGCCACTTGCATTCACAAATTTATTAATAAATTTATCATCAGTATATAAATTAAAAGTATATCCATTTACTGAAGAATCAGATAAATCAAATTTTAAATCATTATTATTGATTACATTAAAACTTGGGTTAACTAGTGCAACAGATTGAGTGAGACCTCCAGTTGTTCCAAAACCAACTATACTAGGAGTATTTTTTTGAGAATCTATGAAAGTATCACATAATTTTATATTATCATCATCAACTCGGTAAACAAAATAATTTTTATTCTCTAACCCTTCGGGTAAAATATCAGCATTGTATTTTACTTTTTCTCCCGTATTTAAATGATGATTTTCAATATTAAATGAATTTGTAATTGTATTAACTCCAACATTAGTGAAATTTAATTTGTTAATTAATACATTACCAGATAATTCATCTCTGAATACTCTTACATGTGTTGATGTACCAATACCTACTGATAAATTAGGTTGTATTGCTAATGAAATTTTATCACCTGTTTCTAATTCATGTGCAGTGCTTGTTGTTAATTCTGTTTTTATATTTTCTACTTTACATGTTACTTCATCAAATTGTGTCTCAAAGAAAAATGTATCATCATCACAGAAAGAATTTAAAGAATCTAAAAAATGAACTTCTACTCCATTTATTTGAGTTTTAATTCCAATGGTATTAATTGTTTTATTAACTACAAATAATGTTTCTGGAATGTTAAAATAATTAGTACCATTATCAATTGATATTTTAACATTTGTATTAGATGGTTGTGTTAGTTTGACTTTTTGATTTGTTTCAAGTCTATGATTCTCAAGATAAATTTGTTTTACTGGAATATTTCTTGTTACGTTATTACCAGCAAAATTAAATGTTTTACTTATTTCAGATCCATCAGCTGTTGATACTCCAATAGATTCTTCTGCATTAAAAAATATTTTTCTATTATTTACAGACTCAAATCGATCTATAGTTTTATTAATTGTAAATTTATTTGGCAGATAACTAACATTAGATCCTTTGGGATGAACTAAAGAATATGATGAACCAAAATCTCTTTGAACTGTTAAAATATTATTGCTATAAATGTTTAGAATTTTCAAAGTTTCACTTTGAGTTCCATCACTAATAGTAATACTACTACCTACGGAAACTGATGTTGGAATTTCAGCAACATAAATGTCTGTTGTCACACCAGCGTTTGATGATGCTGTAACTGTTGATATAGTAGTTGTTTCAAACTTATCTACATTGATCTTAAATGTATCATTTAGTTGTGATATATCCGTAGATAAACCAGATATCACAACTAAATCATTATTATTATAATTATGATTATCCTCAGTAAAGAAATTTAATTTGCTATCTCCCCAAGTAATCACTGTATTTTCTTTTCTCTCTAATGTAGTTTCTATTTTGCTAATTAACTTTCCATCTATTTTTGATATGACAGATATTAAACCACTTCCTGATGTTCCTTCCTCATCAAAGTCTAGTGTTTCATCAACCTTATAATTAACACCACCATTAACAATATCAAATCCTGTAACTGAGGATGATATTATAGACTCAATTTGTAATTTTTGATTTTCAATTTCATTTGTTTCAACAATAAAATCATTATCAGCAGATTTTTCACCTATTTTGTAAGGGAAAGTATTTCTAAGAACTCCACTATTGTTAAAATCAAAATTGTTTTGATTTACACTGCTAATATTATTTTCTATTACTTTAGATCTATATGAATTTCCAATAAAATATGGAAATTTTGGTATATTGTTATCTCCAAGAGTAGCATGATAGGCATATACACCATTTGGAAAATCCGATGTGACTTCATATCTACCGTTGTGTTTGTCTAAATCACCTGAATTATCAAATACATAATCTTCTATAAATTCAATATTACTATCTACAGGTGGTCGATCTACTATGTCAGATGTTTTTTTATAACCAGACTGTAATTTTTTAGTTAAATCATTTCTCTCTGTAGGATCATCACTTCCAAAAGGTCCGTATATTGGATTTCCATCATACGCCCAACCTATTAAATTAGACGATCCTAAGAGTGAGGTATCATAACCAGTAACTGAATATTTTAGTTTATTTTCAGAATCTTCTAATAATTGATAATCATCATTAACATTATGTTTATTGATTGTTAAAGATCTCACATTCGCATCAAAAAATGCATTTCTACCTGCAGATTTGACACTTACTGTAGTATCGGTAGAATATCCAATTCCAGAATTTATAATAATAACATCAGAAATTTGAGGTTCCGAAGATATTGGATTTACACCTAAAACAGCTCTTAACTCAGCACCTACACCCAATCCCGTAGGATCCGTAACAACAAGGTCAGGAACTGAGTAGTATTGCTTTCCACCAACAACTCTAACACTATCAATTTTACCATCTATAATATTAGGTATTACTGAAGCATTAACACCATTTTCTAAGGTTATAATTGGTTTTTTATGATTGTTGAGAATAGTAGATCCATAACCAGTTCCAGATTCATACAGATATAGTTGATCAATTGATCCTCTAACAGTTGGAACTACAGTAAAGGATGGAGGATTAGGAGTGGTACCTGTAAAATCTACAAAAACTTCTATATCTGGATATTTGAAAGTTTGAATTCCTACACCATTAGAAGTTAGATTTACTTGTTTACGTCTAATATAATTTGATGAAATAGTAGCACCTATTCCAGCATCACTTAAATTAAATGAATTATCATCAATTTTTAATATATAATAACTATTGCCTTGTGTTAATCCAGAAATATTACCAAAATATTCAATGACTTCACCATCTTGGAATCCATGATTTACAAAATTAACACTGTCATTTTGTGTGGAAATTCCTGTGGGATTAATCTTTAAATTTCTATTTGTATATCCATCACCTTCGTTAATAACTTTAACATCTAATAAAGTTTTTCTTAAACCAACTTTAAATGCATGATTACCAGAAACATTATTACCATTAAAGTTAATTTTATTAATTCCTCCTCCTGTGAGTGCATCTTTTGCTGTTTTATGAAGGGTAATTGTTTTAGAGTTTTCTACATATGGATAGTAAATAGAGTCGGGTACAAGTGAACCTGCTACCCCTGTTCCCACTCCTAAATTATTAAATGAATCATATATTATTGGATCTCCTGTTTGAAAATTATGATCGTTATAAAATACTATCCTTTCATCTGAGGTGTTTATACCACTTCTAGACTCACTTGATGTTTTGGTATTAGTATTAAATAGTTCGATTCTAAATCTCTCTCCAACCACAGGTTCTAAAACACATCCAGAACCATTTCCACCAGTAACACCAATAGAAATAACTTCCGTTACATCAAAATTTTGAGGATCAACAGAAACGTTTTTTACTTTTCCACTAATGACGGGTTGTGCTAAAGCTGTGGTACCTATACCAGTTGATATTACAATATTCGGTAAATTAATGACATCATAATCTTCTCCATTGTTTAAAACTTGAAGATTTTCTAAAGGACCATAATAAATTTTATCAGATGATTTGTAATTTGAAATCTCAACACCATTAATGAGTATTCCAGTTTGTCCAACATCTGTTAACTCGTCTTTACCATTAGATATATTTTGATTTAATGGAAATTCTTTAAGTAGTTTTTGAGCACCTATAATTGATGATTTTTGAGAAAATAATACAAAACTTACAATACCATTAGTTGAATTTTTAGTGAATGTTAGATTTCTACCACCATCTATATTTGAGGGTGATGTAAATAATCTTATACTTTTAGGTCCTACTTTTTTTATGAAGTAAGAACCAGTTTCAATACCAATGAGTCCGTCACCATCTGAATGTGAATAAAAGATTTTATCACCAGTATCAAAAGGAACAGCAGACCCAAAATTAATAGTTGAATAATTTATTCCCTGACCAGAGTCACCACTAATACTACCTCCTTGAGATAAATCTACAGAAATATTTTTTGTGTTTATATTGATTTTCTTCGATATATCTGCATTTTCATTATCTATGAATGATGGAAGTGAATTTGATGTAATATATGCAGTTTCCGAGTTTTTATCAGTATAAACATTCAATATATCTGATATGATAGCATCGTTACCGTATTCTATGGGTGCCCCATCACTATGAGCTTTATTAAGAACTTTTCTTATCTTAAAATTAACAATCTCACTAGCATTACTAATAATTCCTTTTTCAATTAGTTTACTTAATGTAGATTCAGTGCTAGAGAGTGTTACTGTGCTTTGTCCAACTCCAACTGTTCCAAAATCTTCCACATGTGGTGGTATATTATTATCAAAAGGAACAACTATTTCGTTATTTCTTTTATCTACTATTTCTACCAAATCACCTTTTTTTAAAGATGATTTATCAATATCAGTTAAAAGTGTATACGTTGATCCAGATATACTATCAATGAAAAATGAAGACCTAGTATTATATACCCAAGAATTACAAAATGTTTCTTTATATGTTTCATTATTATTTTCTACTCTATCACCTAAACCACGTATAGAAATTAACTCTCCTTCATTTACATCAATTTTTCCTTCTTGTTCAAAATCTGATATGACACCTGTTAATCTTAAAGTTACTTTTTTATCTAGATCACCATTCTCAAATCCAAAATAAGTAATATTTGATCTAATATTTTGTATGGGAAATATTGTATCACCAATTCCTGTGCAGTTTAAAAATTGATTAACTGTTTTACCATTATACGTGATTGTATTTAATCCTGATATGATGGTTCCTGTTGTACCGAATCCTATGGTAGAATCAACATTGATTATACTTGAACCTATAGATACTTTTTCCAATGATTTTGTATTAGGAACAATTACAAAATCATTTTCTACATCTGCAGACTCATCATACCCAACAAATAAACCTATCTTATAATATGTTGTAATTCCAGTTATACCTGAATTTTTTCTTTCAAATGGTTCTATTTCTGAAATTGACGCATTTTTATCACTATCAAGATCACTTCTAAATAAAGTCTGTCCTGTCAACCCTTTCAGAAGAGACTGTCCTTGCAATTGTATAGGATTTCCTGATAATAATTCTGCTACACAAACTCTTCTTCTAACATAATTTGCTGATGATGGTTTTACTAATCTTTCCTCTAAATTTAAAACTTTAGGGGTTAAACCATACAGAATATTAAAAAGTATTCTAAAAGATTCATCTGTACCTTTAGTTTGGTACAAGGATCTTGAGTTTCCTATAAATGTGCCTACATCTAACTTTGATTGAAAATCTGTACTCTCCAATCCTGGTAAAAAAGTTTTCTTAAATTTTTTATAAAATTCTTTTAGAAATAAAGAACTTAAATTTTGTATTGTAGACCCACTATCATGATTATCAGAAACTGAAGAGGAAAACACTAAATCTTCTTGATTTAAATCTGAATGATAACTAGTGATACCACTAAATCCACGTTCACAACCAGTGAAAGAATTTGTGGTAATTCCAGTATAGGTAATTATCTCATTATTAATTTTTAATAAACCGTATTGATTTGGAAATCCTTTTGTACTAGAAACTTTGATTGTTTCATCACCAGTAGTAGTAAGACCTACTGTAGTAGAAGTATCGACTATGACTTCTGGTAATAAATTGTTAATATTTAAATATTGATCTAAATTACCTGCAAGATCAATAGGTGCACCTTGATATTCCTGTGAAATATAATATTGTTTTAAAAATTCATCAGTAAGAGGACTCTCATCCCTGATAAATTCGGGAAGTTGATTACTTATTACATCTTGTACTTTTACTTTACTTACAATTCCAGTTTCTATCATTTTCTAATTATTTCTCCATTTGGATAACTCGATGAATAAAAATCTCTAACAAATTCTACACCAGAAACCTCATCACCAGAGGAGATAACATCTCTAACCATATTTATGGTGCTATTTGAGATGTCCAAAGATACAAATAAATCCTTTAATCCAACAACATCATTAGATCTTGGAAATGCTTGTATTTCCACAACATTATTCGGTGCAGTTGATGATAAGAAATTGATTGTTGATATATTTATTTCACCTTTTTCATAATCAATAGATCCAGCTGAAGAAACAATATTTTTGATAGTTCCGTCCTCCAAAATTTCAATTATTCGAATTATTCCTGTTTTTAAATCTGAATTTGGAACATCAGAGAAATATAATATTCCAGATTGCCCAAAAATAGTAAATCCTGTTGATTTTATATTAAATCCGTTTGGATTTACGAAAAATTTATTACCGTAACACAATTCATATTGTGCAAATTGATTTATTGACAGTTGCAAGTCTCTTCGCATTACAATTTGAGTAATATTTGATGTAATTGACTGATCTGTGTCATCTATAACTTTGAGTAACTTACTATACTTTAATCTTCCTCCAAATTTATTTAAATTTATTGATTTTGCATATTCATTTAACGAATCTAATACATTTGACTTTAAAGTATTCACATTTGACATAATAGAACTGTTATAATACACATTTGATCTAATTTCAATGTGTAATAATTTTAAATCTACAAGTTTTTGATTTATTCCTGATATGGTATACTGTTTTAAACTAGATAAAATCTGTTGTTTAGAAAAATCAGACACTATATTACCATTTTTAGGTTTTATACTGATTACAACAGTTCCAAACTCTGGAGGATCTAATTCTTCACCTCCAATGACTGATACTGATTCCGTATTTGGATAAATTTTCTTGATTATAGCTTCGTAGTCTCTTGAAGTAACAGCTCTATTTTGAGATGAATAAGTTATGGGTGAATAATACTTAATAGAATCAATTTCTTCAATATTTCCACCATTTTGGGATGGTACTGTAGTTTTGATTGCAGGATTATCAAAACTAACTGCTACGCCCCCTGATGTTAATTTTCCAGAGAACACAAAATTTTGTGCACCATTACCATCTTCTCCATCAGTTACAATATATCTAACTAATATCTCATTACCATCATCAAGTGGATTATTTCCTAATTTTTTTCCAAAAAAACCATCACCAAACTTTAATTCATATTTTTCATCTTGGATTTCGTTAATTAAATATATTTTTGACTCAGAATTTACGTTTATTATATCATTTACTAAGTTATACTGAACTCCTGTCTTTATTCCTTGACCAGATGGACGTATAAAAACAACAATTTTTGATGTATCTATAAAAGAATTGTCTAAAATAAATCTTTGATCAAGAGAACCATCATAGTTAAAGGTTTTTTCTAGATAAGTTCCTTGAAAAACACTGATATTCTCAAATTTCGCAACACCATTAACAACATTTGTGCTTATTGCCTCTGTTATTGTAAACGTATAAGTCTCATTATCTATGTCCCCAGTGCACACTATACCTGGTTCTAGGGTAACGGAACCCACATCACTTCCGATTGTAACATCAAAGGATATTTGTGCCTCTGCTGCTGTCCTAGACCTCGGTGTGTAACCTATATTACCCGATAAGGACACAACATTTTGTCTCAAAGTGGCAGAATCTAAAAAAGATTCATTCACAATCATGTTTGAGTTAAATGCCGTAATATATGTGTTATATGCAAGCGTGTCAATTAATACTGAAAAGTTGGAACCATCAAAATCAAAGTCCGTAAAATTGGAATTTGCTCGGAGATAATCTTTAATTGACGTTTTTATCTGATCGAAATCAAGATTTGTAAAATTTGAATAAGGCATATTACCTTGTTGATTCTAATATGAATGTAAATTCTTGAGTTGGGAACTCTTGACCGACAATATCATATATGACAGTGACCTCAAACTCATTTTCATCTGGTCTTGGGTCAACCTCAACCCTTACATTATCAACTCTTGGTTCAAAATTATTAATCGAAGTCTCAATTTGATCTTGAATAATGGTTGCAGTACCAAAATCAACAAAATCAAAGAGACTTCTATACACATCTGACCCAAAATCTGGATTAAAAAATTTTTCAGTTGGTATTGTCTCAACAACATTACGTACTGACCTCTTAATCGCATCCTCATTTTTGAGAATTGGAAGATCTTTAGTGACTGGGTGGGGTGAAAATGATAAACTTATGTCTTTAAACCCTCTAGACACCCTTTTATATGCCATGAACCAAGTTTTATATTTATTTATACCCTTTTTTTAACAAAATTATCCGAGTTCTGGTTCGATTGCTGTATTTCCTGCTCCAATATTCAGATCTGCTTCAATAATTAAGTCATTTGATGACCTTTCTTTTGCTGTTTTCCAAAAATAATTCTCTTCTGAACCTAATCCATCACGATCATGACCATTTTCCACCTGATAATACACGGTTGACACCTTAAAATCAGGAATCTTAGGTGTCTCAGGAGTGATACTGTTGTCATAAATCCTCATTCTGTTGTTTGGATAGAGACAAAACTGCCCATTATCCAGTTCGAGGAGGTTATGGGACTTATGTTCGGCAGGTTGTTCACTTGTTGAGTAGTCAATTGCGTCTACATCCGAGTGATAATTGTCAAGAGTACATATGTACGTGCCCGTCTGAGTGCCAAAGTCTCTTGTATACACTTCATAGTGCATTGATCCAATAAATTGCTTCTGAACGGAGACTACACCATAGTCCATACAGTTCCAAAACTGTAAATTATGCAGTGTCATATCAGGATCGGGTATCTCTGGAGACGAGAGAAACGCAGAAATCGGTAACTTATCAAACATGGCGGCATACTCAGGTAAATAAGTCTCAAAATAAAAGGCACGACCAGGTATACTCTTGGCAGATACCCAGACTCCCTTGACAAATTCACCATGACCACTCTTATGGTCGGTTAGATATTCTTTTCTGACCCAAACTTCATATGAAGGCAGGTTTGTAATTAATGTACTCATTCTTCGTATTCTTTTTGGATTTCAGTTGTTAAATCGAGAGGGTTCGGAAGATCTCCATCATAAAACTTTTGGGCAAGGTCTTCCATTAAATCAAAATATTCCTCCTCTGTCAGATTCTTACCGAGAATCTCTTGCCCTCGACGAACTCTATATAACTCTTGTTTTTTCATGTCCTACACGAATTCGAGGATCGCACCATATTTTAAATCCTGCTGCAATTGC